TCAGTTTCTTGCTCATGTGTGTATCGGTTTCTGGGTTGTGGGTTGGGGGGAGATTAGCCAAGCGGGGGCTTGGTGTCGTGGCAGCCCATGTCGAGCTGCGCACGCTGGTTAGTTAGGTCGGCCTCGGTCATGCCGTCATTAGGCCAGGCAGCAGTGTGCTCGGCGAGACGATCCTGATAGTCAAGGGCTCGCTTGTTCAACTGATCGAAGTGCATCATGGCCCGACATTGGACCTCGTGCCAATACATCGTTGCCCGGTGCTCGTCCGCGAGAGGATCACCCTCGGGCAAGCGGCGGGCACTCTTGTCGTGGGCGAAGGCAAGGGCGTCGGCATCAAGCTCGACGCACTGAGCCAGGCACCTGAGCACCTCGGCGAGTCCGCGAACATAGGCCACTCGCTCGTCGATGCCGGACATGACGCCGCCGACCGCCTGCCTGATAGTCTCATGCTTGGCGGCGATCAGGGTATCGAGGGCAGCGACCACGCACAGGTCGGTGGGGTTGTCCTTATCCATAAATCACCTCCCCATAAACTGCGATTTGCATCATGGCACCGGCGTCCACTACATCGCACTCGCCTGCGATATCCTCGTCCCCTTGGGTAAGGCGGGCAATCGTCAGGACATGGTGCTCGCGAACCTTCAAGCGGCCCTTGTCGTCCTTCTCGTTGCGCTCTACGGCGTCCATCAAGCGGCGGCCAAGCTCCTCGGGCGTCATGCGGATCGGCGTGCAAGGTCCAGGCACATCGTCGTTCGGGATGACAGTAACCTCGGCATTAAAACGACCGCCTTCGCCGGTGTCTCCATGCTTGTAGTCTCGCCAAATGCGGAAGTCCTCGCGGGTGTAGTGACCGCCCTCCGTGGCCGTCGTGATCATGTAGCTAAGAGCTTCAAGCGCGGCGGGCGTGAAGGTCCTCGGCGTCGGTCCGGTGAGCTTCCTGAGCTCCTCCGAGATCGTCGTCAGCTGGTGGTGCTCGCCGAGGGTCGGCAGCGTCTTGGCATACGCATCAAGGCGGTCGGCCGCCTCAATCAGTTTCTTCTTTTGTTCGGTGTTCATGTTGTGGGTGGGAAGGTTCAGGCCTTGCGCTTGGCTTGGTCGATGATCGCGCGGGCTTCTCGCTTGGCTGCGGCTCGGGCCTTGCGGTCGAGCACGCTTGCGGTGCGTTCAAGTCCTCGGTTGTGCATAGCCCTCTCCTTTGCGGTGAGAGACATGAACCAAGCGGTCGGGGCTCGGTCGTTAGCTTCGCGGTTAAAACGGGCCATGTCGGCCCGCCTGCGGAGATCTGCGGATGTGTCGGCCATGGTCTTACTTCTTGGCTCGGGGGCTGATGGTGCGCAGCAAGGCAAAGGCCTGCCGGGCGTGTTCAATGGCCGCAAGGCGGGCCTCGTTCGCAAGCGTGCGCATGAGGTCCGGGCTCAGGTCGGGCTCGGTCTTCGCTCGTTCAACGAAGTCCTCGGCCGTCTTGTGGGCAAGGGCCATGTCCTTCATGTCATCGAGGGCGGCAGCCAGCAAGGTGCGGGCGTCGTTCGCAACGATCATGTCCGCCGCCGTGAAGGCGTGCGGCTTGGGTTTGTATTTACCGGTCTGGTTTGTGCTCATGTTGGGGGGAAAGGGGTTGCCCCGGCCGTTAGGCCTGGGGCGGGTTGGGTTGTTCGAGGTTGATGCCGAGCGTCTCGGCCAGCCAGCGGACCGCCTCGACAGTCTCGCCGTATTCGTCGCGATCAGCGCACCATGCCGGACCCACCGGGTCCATTAGCTGCGCCCATGTCTCGCGGATTGCCTGCTCGTTCGTCTCGCTCGCTTCGGCATAGACGGACCCGAGCACGCGGGCAAACCGGCCTTGCTCGTCCGTCTCGAAGACTTCGAGGTAACGGCTCCAATCGGTTCCCCATGTGCGGGGGTTCGGCGTGCCATGGTCGAGCACAATCCGCCAATCAAGGCCGCGGTCGTTGGGGTGACTCATCGGGCGTCCTGGGCTTCGACGATCTCGGTGTAATAGCCATAGGCGGCCCCTTCGCCGTATCCGCAAAGGAAGGCCCGGCCTCGGGGTGCAACGATCGCCCCGAGGGCCCACATGAAGGCCCGCGCCTCCTCATGCTGCGACGCTCGAAAGTAGCGGCAGGGCTTGGGGTAGTTGTCGGATGGGTAAACCTTGCCGACCTGTGCCTCGGCCGCAGCGTGCGCGGCCTCTTGCTGCTCGGGGCTCATGCGGCCCAACCCTTGCGGGCGTTGTAGCGGACACCGGCCCCGCCGTCGTTAATGATGAGAAAGCAGGCGGTGCCGTCATCGCCGTTTCCGCCGATTAGGGACTTGTGCCCGCCGTCCGTCACCCAGCCAAGCATGAGGGCCAGGGCGGCCGCTGCTCGGGCGTGGTTCGGCTCGGGGTCGAGTTCGTGGTCCCATCCGACAATCAGGGAGGGCTCACCCTTGCGGCCGCTGCGGGCGTAGGCCTTGATGCGCGGACCCTTGGCACCGGTGCCTTGCAAGTAGCGGGTGCGGATCATCGCGCGGGCTTGGTTTTGTTCGTGGAGAACAAAGGCGGTTTTAGCCTTTGCTATTGCGGCCTCGCGGGCCGCTTTGGTGGTCGGGTTACTCATGGGAGGGAGTGGGGAAGGTGCTCGGGTTCGGTCGGGTTGCAAGCGCAAATTAAAGGCGGGCCTTCATCTCGGCCAAGTTAGCTTCGACCGCTTCGGCTTCGCCGCTGGCGTGCCGGATGGCGTCCCCGAGGTGGGCGAGTTCGGCGGCCTGCTCGGCCAGCAACTCGCAAGCGAGTTCCCAGCATCGAGGGCTTGCCGGGTTGCCGAGGGCTTCGAGGTTGCCCGCAATCCGTTCGACGGCGTGGGCGGCTCGGGCAAGCATGAAGGCCTGCGCTTGGGTGAGGGTGCGGACCGGGCGGGCGTCGCCGGTCCTGGGGGTGGGTTGGGTGCTCATGGCGGGGGAAAGGGGAGGGGGTGGGGTTGGACTCGTCAGCGAGCGCGTCACGCTCGGACCGGCCGCCGTCGGGCGGCTCGGTTTCGTCCTTAGAGGGCTTGCCGCAAGCGGTCAATGCGGCCGTCTTCGCCTTCGCTGCCTTCGAGTTCGCAACATTCGAGCAGGCTCAGGCAATCGTCGGCCGCAGCGGTCAGGACCTCGGCCCGTTTGGCTTCGCGGATCAGGACTCCCACGGCTCGGGCGTCCCCTTCCCCGAGGCAGCCCTTTCTCACGCAGTCGCTGAGGAGGGCGCACGCTTCGCGGACGCTCATCGGTTCGGCCTTAGCCATGGCGGGCCGCCTTTCGTGCCTTGGCCGCGTTCGTGCGGGGGTTGTGGGCGTTGCGGGCCGAGTCCAGGGCGTGCGCAGCCGAGGCAATCAGGCCGGAGAGGCGGCGGGCCTTGCGGGCCGTGGCCTCGGCAGCGTGGCCGAGCGTGCGGACCTTGGCCGCAAGGGCGGCAAGGCGGGTGAGGAGGTGCGGCTTGCGGCCGCGGGGAGGTCGGGGGGTGCTCATGGGTGGGAGAGGTTAGAGGGTGACGGCGAGAAGGCCGCCGCGTGCGCAGTGTTCGAGGGCGTCGCGGTAGTCCTCGGGGCTCGGGGCTTTCGTCTCAGTGCCTTCGGGCCAATAGTGGGAGGGGGTGCTTAGGAACTCGCCTTCCTCGTCGGCCTCATCGTCCCCTTGCTCCTCGAACCAGCCGGACAGGTGCTCGCCGTGACACTCTTCGACGCGCTCGGCTTCGGTCATGTCGGCATATCGGGCTGCCAGCGTATCGACCGAGACGAAGATGGCAAGGGCGGGCCAATCGGCCATGACCTTGCCGGTCGCGGTGCGTGCGTCGGCCAGCGTCAGCAGGTCGGCGGGGGTGATGAGCACGCGGGCAAGTGTGGTCCACTTGGCTGCGTGTTCGTTGAGGACCGCAAGGGCTGCGGCGTGGGCGTCGGGTGTGTTACTCATGGGTGGGAGGTGGCCGAGCGTGCTCGCCTCGGGGTGGGTTGCAAGCGCAAAGCTTCTTTTCCTCAGGGCCCTCAGTCGGCCCGCCCGAGGGGGTGCGTCCCCTCTGGCCCTCCTTGGCCCTTGGCTTCCCCTCTGAGGGCCTGCGGGGCGTCGCGTAGCTTCTCGGCCAGGGACTCGGCAGCGGGGGCGGTGGGGGCGTTTCTGCGGATCATGGCGGGCGGGCGGACGCGACCCCTCGTCGGGAGGTTTCTGGCCGGCCTCGGCAGCGGTCCGCGGCAGGGCTCGACGCCGGCGGTCCTCGGGCCTCGGGCTCAGGCCTCGGGTCCGGTCCGCCGCGGGCTCGGGCTGCCCGCCCTGGCCGCCTCGGGCTGAGCGCTCAGGGCTCGACGCCTCAGGCCCAGGGCTGACGCCGCGACGCCGAGGGAGGGCCGCGACGCCGCCGCCTCCCGCCGCCTCCGACCGACTACGACCGACCCCGCCCACACCCCTCGGCCGCCGTTTATTTTTCGATCTCCCCCCGCGCGCTAAAATTTGCGATTTTTCAAAAATGTTAAAAGCTTGAACGCTCATTAAAAGTTGTTACCAATTTGATCATGTCGCAGCCTCCTTCTCCTTACGAAAGGAATTACAGTTTCACCGATCATTCTGCGCAGCAGCCCACCATTCCGCAGCCCGGCAACAAGCTCGACATTGAGTTCAATGATATTCTGACGACCCTTAACAGCACGATTGTCCGACTTGGTGAGATCCAGCGCGACGACGGAAAGCTGCGAGACTCTGCCGTTCCTTTTGAACATCTTATTCCGGGTCCAAAGGGTGATAAAGGCGATCAGGGTATTCAAGGTATCCAAGGCGTTCCTGGTGCTCCTGGCGTAAACGGCTTGCAGGGCATCCAAGGTATTCAAGGTATTCAAGGAATTCAGGGCATCCAAGGCCCGCAAGGCGACAAATATGCGTGCACCAGCACCGATACGCTGACGATCGCAACCGGCATTAAGACAATCAATACTCAGGCAGGACTTGCGTGGACCAGCCAGCAGGACGTCACGATTGTCTACGACGCAAACAACCACATGCACGCCGTCGTTGTCAGCTACAACGCCACTACCGGCGTCATGGTTGCCGACGTTGAGCACAAGACCGGCAACGGCAGCCATTCCTCTTGGACAATCAACATCGAGGGTGCGATCGGGGCGATGGGCCCAATGGGTCCAATTGGGCCCCAAGGCGAGCCGGGTATTCAAGGGGTCCAAGGGATCCAAGGTATCCAAGGACCGGCAGGCCCGGGCTTGGTTGATGGACTTACGATCTCAGAAGCCGCTGCGACTTATAAAACGATCGTTTCAGCTGACGCTGCACTCGCCAGCAAGGCTGCGCTCGCGCATACGCACCAGATCGCGGACGTCACCGGCCTGGCTGGCTCACTTTCCGGTAAGGCTAACAGCATCCACACGCACGCCATGGCAGATGTGTCCGGTTTGACCGGCACGATCAGCAGCATGTCCGCGGACATTAACACCAGGCTTAAGAAAGTGACCGATGCTTCGTTTTCTATGATTTATAGCGCCGGTTTTCTGTCTATCCCGGCCGGATCTGACAACGAAGGCGACCGTTTCACCTACCAGGTTCCGCAGCTTGCGCTTGGAACGCGCTCATGGATGGTCCAGCGCCCGGAGTTCCTGGGAAAATGGATCTTACTCAACGTCATGAACGCGGAAAACAAGCGACAGACCAAGGGTCCGCGCTCGTTCATTGAATTTACGCACACCGATTTCGGCGTGATCGCGCAAGGCGACCTGGAGTTTGAAGATCCTGGCATCGTTATCTCATCCTACTGTGAATACACCGAGATCACCGACGCGGCCGGAACGCTTTGGGCTGGTTATTACCTCCCGGTACATACCGTGACCGACGGCAACGGAGGTTACAACACGACCAACGGAAACCCCGGCGAAGGAAATTGCTACCTTCCGGAAGGGTATGTGATCAGCACCGGCGGCACCTCTTCTCTGGAGTTTAATTGGTCTGACGGCGAAGGTCATGAAGGAACGTTCCAATACGGATACGTCGAAAGTGAAACCACCATCGCCAACGGCCAAGGCGGCACGACTACCACCGGTAGCAACGTGACTACAATCACAGCATACCATGGACAGATCATCCATTCCGACGCCGGCGGCTGTTCCGGCGCGTTAGAAGTGCAGTTCGATAGCTCAAATAATTACTATGTGCTCAGCGATAACCGCCAGAGCGCACCGCCAGCAGATCAGTTTATCCGCAGCGACTCCGGAGTTTATGAGGTAAGCCTTTGTGGCGGCACCCACCAGCTTGGAAGCTGGTCCGGTGACTTCTACACGGACGGCTCATGCACCGGTGAGTATTTCTCCGGAATTTCTGAATACGTCCCTTACGGAACGTATATCACCAACTGCGACGACTACAATTATTACAGCGACGGCTCCGGCAGCTACTACTCCGAATACACCGGTGGCACCGGCGGTTGCAGCGGCGACACCGGCAACACCTCGTCCGGCGATCTCACGATCTACATCAGCGAGATTGGCGCGGACGTCACGGCCGGCAGCTACTACGCTACCGAATACTATAACTACGATTGCACAACCTCTTGGTCCGGAACCGACAGCTGGTATGGCTACGGCACCCTTCTGGCCAGCGACGGCAATTATAACTATTACGCCGACGGAAGTGGCTCTTACTACGTCGAGAGCATCGGTGACCCCGACCCGCCCACTTGCACCCAGGACGGCTACATCGGCCAGGTCAGCGGCGATCTGTTCGTGAACATCAACGGCCAAGAATTCACGGCCGGCAGCTACACGGCCGATCAGTATAGCAACTCCGATTGCAGCACCTACACGACGAACGCCATGAACAGCTGGTGGAGCTACGGAACCACCATCTACAACGACGGCACAACCACCTATTATTCCGACGGCAACGGATCCTATTACACCTAATCTACCATGAACACCTACGTTCGCACCCCCAACCCTCCAGTAGTCCGCGTCGAGATCCCCACCGGGTTCTGCGCGTTCTTGGATAAGACCGGCAAGATCTGCCTGGGCATCAAGGAATTCACCAAACACGGCTACTCCTGGTCCGTGGTCCCGCCGATCACGAAGCCCACGCGCGCGGAGATTGACGCCGAGCTCGCAGCTCGCGGCATCGCGCAGCCGGCCTAATGGCAGAAGAACAGGAGGACATGCAGCAGCAGATAGTTGCTGCTGAGCGCCTCCTGCGGCTTAGGAAGGCAAGGGGTAGCATCATAGACTTTACCCAGTTTACGATGCCTGACCCAGCTGACCCTAATGATACCTCCTTGTCGCGGTATCGGCCGGCAAAGCATCACGAGGTAATTGCGGCTGCGCTGGAGGAGGTCGAAGCGGGCCGTATGCCTCGCCTGATTATCACGATGCCGCCTCGCCACGGCAAATCCGAGCTGGCCAGCCGTCGATTTCCGGCGTGGTTCATGGGGCGTGACCCCTATCGGCAGCTGATCTTTTCAACCTATAACGACGACTTTGCGCAGGATTTCGGCCGTTCTGTCCGAGAAACCATGCGCAGCCAAGCCTTCCAGCAGGTCTTCCCCCTGTGTAAGCTCAGGGCTGGCAGCGCGTCGGCCGACAAGATCCAGACCGAAGAAGGTGGCCTAATGAAGTTCGTCGGTCGTGGTGGCGGCCTGACCGGTCGAGGCGCTGACTTGCTGATCATTGACGACCCTATCAAGGACCGAGAGGAAGCCGACAGTAAGTCCGTCCGCGACAAGATGTGGAGCTGGTTTACTGAGGCTGCCATGACCCGACTGATGCCGGGCGGCCGTGTTGTTATCATCATGACTCGCTGGCACGAGGACGACCTGATCGGCCGTCTTATCGACCCGCGCAACCCATGCTACAACAAGGAAGAAGCCGAGAATTGGCATATTCTGGCACTTCCAGCCATAGCCGTTGAAGGCGACCCTATGAAGCGAAAGGTTGGCGAAGCCCTCTGGCCCGACCAGTTCCCGATCGACGTGCTCGAAAAGATCAAGCGCCTCAATGCCCGAGGCTTTTCTGCCCTTTACCAAGGCCAACCGACCCCTGATGACGGCGACTTCTTCAAGCGGGATTGGCTCAAAACTTATGATAGCCCCAATCAAATACCGAAGAATATTAGGGTTTATGCTGCTTCTGACCACGCTGTATCGGTTGCCCAGGACGCGGATAAAACGGTCCTGATGTGCGTCGGGGTGGACGAAGACGACAATATATGGGTACTTCCAGACCTATTCTGGCGTAGGGCCCAGACTGACGCAGTGTGCGACGGCATGCTGGAGATGATGCGCCGGCGAAAGCCGCTGCTGTGGATGGCGGAAAAGGGCCACATCTCCAAGGCTATCGGCCCCTTCCTCCGCAAGCGCATGCACGAAGACAAGATCTACTGCGCCATTGAGGAGGTGACGCCTGTAAAGGATAAGCAAAGCCGAGCTCAGTCTATCCGCGGCCGTATGGCCATGGGTAAGGTATTCTTCCCTAAGTTCGCAACTTGGTGGGGTGAGGCCCAGAACGAGATGCTCAAGTTCCCATCCGCGCGCCACGACGACTTTGTGGACACCATAGCGCATATCGGCATGGGGCTCGACTTCCAAGTGGCAGCCTCGCCTGAGCGAG